CGTTAGTGGCTGTGGCCAACGTTCCCATGTAAGTACCATGCGCTGACTTGAACCACTGCATGTTGTTGCCCTGCGTGATCTGTTGGAAGTATTTATCAGTTACACCAAAGTACGTTCGTTGGCGTTCAAATTTATTGGCGCTCAGGACATCCGGTACAGTATTCAATGTTACGCAGGACGGTACCTGCTCAATCATTTGGGACACGACCTGCCGCTGCGACGCCATACGGCCCGTGGTGAAGTTAACGTTCCTGGCAAGCTTAGGATCTGTGGCGAGACACCGGAAAGTCACTTTGTTGTCTACTACGTCTTCCCGTTCATACAACACTTGCATCACACTACCGCTCCATATAGTGGCTAGCGGGCTGCTGCCGTCTGGAGTGGATTGTGCTACCGACTGATAACCGGCTTTTAATACGATCCACTGTGCGTTAAACAACGCCTGCTGAGCAGCGGGGGCGTTCATGTTGTACACCACGATGTCAGCGAACCACCAAGGACTGGATATCGCCGGTTGTTCAATGTTGAATGTAATGCGAAGCGCTTCTGGCTCCCACGCACTGCTACTTAATATCGCGCCAGCTGTGCCCGATCCATCAGGGGTATTGTAGACAGACAGCTCATAGGCGCGGCCCCAGTACGGAGTTTTGGACGACGCTGCTATGTTGGTCAAGGCGTGTCACCCCACAGAAGTACGAAGCTAGTACCAAGTGCGTCGCTGCCTGGGTAATCAACTTGTCCAGTGCTTTGGTTTAGGATGTACGCACTGCCGATGGCTAGATACACGTACTGCGAAAGAATGTTAGCCGCAGGGTACGTGCCTGTAATCATGGGCACCCCAGATAGCAACTGTGTACCTACGGCGGAGTACACATCTAGCAGCCAGTAGCCGCTCATTACACTCCAGTAGACAACCAAGTTGAGCGTCAACGCGGCGTTATCCACGTCTAGCTGTACAGTCATCTGCTGTGTAGTTTGTGATGATAACTGCACGATTTGGTTTGCCACTAGGCTGCCACCGAATTACTTGTGAATGTGCCGCCGTTAGTCACTGTCGATCCAGACTGCCCACCGTACTGTGATACTTGTGCGGTAGTTGGCGCGCCGGGCATTAACTGTCCCTGACTGGTCGTGCTTGTAGCATCGTCACGTGCACTGGGCACGACGGCCTGCGCGTAGGCGATGAACAGTTGCTTGAAGGTTACGCGGCACCGAAGCCCTGTCAACGTCCCGTTGCTCTCTGATGCACTAATGGAAGTGACCATTGCATACTTATACGTTATGAGCCGTGTAGTGAGTGCCATCACAACACGCTTGCTAGCCCAACTGACCAGCGTCTGGTATGCGTTAACGCTACGTGGCTGTACGCCGTTGGCGTCACACCCAGAGCCTGGTGACCACGACCCAGACAAACTCGGCGCACTCCACACACCGCCAGCGTAAGCAACATTAGAGCTAGTCGAACTAGCAAAGGCGTCCATAACGTCTGACATGCCAATTTCCAGCGTTATCTCAGCCGGTTGAATGTAGGCGTGATCTGCGATTGCAGCTTGCGTCTGTACTGGGTGCTCAGTCACATGTGCGGACTGCTGGTGTTCAGCCTTTAACACCGCGTCAAACACATATATCTGAGACGTGTTCGCGTACACACCAGACAGCTTTGTTACGCCGTCCACAGTCGTCATAGTAGGCGCTGATGCGTTCAGGCCGCCAGTGGCGATAGTGAGCATGAACAGTAACGGCTTGTCCCATTGTGGTGGACGCCACCCAGCTTTGCCGCCCGTGGGTGTGTACACTAAGTTAGCCAGTGACGTGGCCATTTACCCTCCGTACGCACCTGCAAACTCGTTTAGATTTCTGGTAACCTGAGCGTCATAGGATCTCTGCATCGCCGTGTACACTCTTTGTTGAATCTCAGCAGGAGATGCTCCGGGTTGCGTGATGTTCACCGACACCGAGCCGACTGTCATAGAGCTTGTGACACCGCTATACTTACGGTCCCAGTTCTCAATACCGGCCGTGTAGTTACGCTGCGAGTCCGTGTAGTAGCCGCCACTCTTCAACGCCCCGGCTAACTCCGCTGGTGTGCGCGCTGCGCTGGCACCCGCGTACCTACCGCCAGGCCGCATAAGGTGTGCGTAGTAGTCGCCGAACTCTTCGAGTGAGCCGAACGAACGGTAATCTTGGCCACCGCCACCTGGAACATTGATACCAGCAAGATTATTGAGTTCGCGCGCGCCTCGGTTTGTGAATCCGCCCGTCTCGTGCGCCCATTGTGCCCAGAGTAGATCGGCGGGGATGCCAGTTTTAGCTGACACGCTCTGCGCCAGCACAGCAGCCTTCTGCGCCGTGGCCTGCGAGTCCGCGCCGCCCCGCGTGTTGCCAACGCTTGCCGTACCGCCGCTTGAAGAGGATCTAACCTGCCTAGCTAAGTCCACGCCACCGCCAACAGTTGCGCCAATGGCTGCTCCGATAAGTGCGCCCTCGGGTCCGAAGAAAGCGCCTATCTTAGCGCCTACTGCTGCACCCGCGAGCGTACCCGTGAAAGGGACGAGTAACTTCTCAAGCTTTATCAGCCCGTCCAAGAGCCAGGCCACGGCGTGCACCACGTGCTCTATGGCAGCCGCGAATTTTTCCCACCTATCGATGGACGGGTCTAACGAGTCTTTATCGCCCGCGATGGTGTTGATAATGTCTGCGAAGGCAGACCCAAGCACGCTCATCAACTCAACTACGTCTTTGATGATGCGCCACACGTCCTTGAGAATAGGCACAAGGTACTTGTTAACCTTGTCACGAATTTCTGGCAAGTGGTCTGCGAACCAGTTGTTAAACACGCGCAACTTTTCGATGGCCGTGTCGAGCATAGGCCCGAACGCCTGCACTAAGCCGCTTACAATCGCCTGTTCTAAGTACTCAAAGTTAACGTGAAGCTCGGTTAGCTGAAACCGCATTTCACGCACTTTCTGCATGTGGCCTTCGTAGTCCTCTTTCGCCAAGCTAGCCTGTAGCTTGTCTTGAAGGTCCATCAACCGCTCAGCACGCTCAGACAATTCCTTGTCCCAAGCAATGACGCCTAGAGGTTGCCCGAGCGCGTCAATTGTGATTTTCAGTTTCTTAGCTGCGTCGGCATTCATGTACATGGTCATACCGAATAACCTGTACTCTTGGTCAGCCGACGCTACGCTGTCCGCCATCTTCACGGCCGCCACCGCCACACCGGCGAAGGCGGAGACGGCGGCGGCTTGCCACTTGGCAATAGACGCCGCCATTTCCAGCGTGGCTGAGTTTACCGTTTTCGCCATGTCGCGCAGTGCGTCTTCAAAATGACGAAAACTGGTGCCGTCAACCGCCGCTCCGAGTTTTACCAGGTACTCATCGATATAGTTAGGCATGACCAGCCTTTCTGCGCCACTCCGCACTGCGCTCCGCGTTGGCGTCTTTTACATCCAGGTACTCGTGTATGTCTAAAAGATCGGCGAAGTCATACGTACCGTCAAACAGTTCTCTCTGCGCCCACATACCAGCCGCTACCGGACGCCACAGGAACCCGTCTAACGTCACATACTGCTCGGCTTCAAACTCTGGGCGGGCAATATCGTACTCAACCCGCCGTCTGAGAAAAAATCAGCTAAATTGAACACCACAGACTGCACAGTCAGGGCCATGACTAGTACCAAGTCGCTCTCCATGTCAGTGTCAACATAGATGCCACTGTCAGACACGACAGGAACTGGTGCGTCATCTTCCAACTTTGCCACGACTGACAGCGCATGATTCTGGATGAAGCTGAAAGTGGCGAAGTCTAGCCCGCGCAGAAACACCCCAATCGACTGCCCTATGACGGCTGTGTCCATCGGCCCGGATGACGCTCCGCCGGACATAGCCGCTAGAACCCGCGCCAAGATGAAGCTACCAACATCAGGGCGCATTCTACGAATTTGGTACTTCTGCCCGCGCACGTCTACTACCTTTGTCTTAGGTGTCATAAAGCCCTCCTTGCGAGGCTGGTTACAGACCTATACCACTGGCCAGTGAGGTGATTGCAGTTTGCAACGTGTTGCCCGTACTAACGATATTCGCGGCCATCAGCACCCACGTTACAGTCTTTCCCTGTGCTTCATAGGGCTTGTCGGGAATCTTCTCGAAACTGACGCCCGTCGCTTTGTGTGAAGACCCGTCCAGCATTGTGCGGATGGTTACAGTGGTGGCAGACCATCCCGTGATGTCAAACGCATCAGCGGCTGTCTGGCACATGTTGTATAGGTTCAGCAACTGCTTGTGGATCAACGAAGTTTGCTGACACACAATGTCTACTTTGCCACTGTTTCCCGCTATGTACGATGGCATGACAGTTCCGTCTGCAGCAGTCTCGAAAGATGTACGCGCGGTGTCCATAGTGATGCTGATGGACCCCACGCCTACATTGCCGCCACTAAGCAGGATAGTCTCCGCGAACACAGGGTTGGTAATACTACCAACCAAGTCTTTGAATGAGTAAGTTGTTCCGACGCCCATGTATGCTCCCTTACTGTTGTACAGTGACGCCGATTAGCAAGCTTTGCACTGCACCGGCTGTGATTATGGCGGAGTAGATCGGCATAGCCTTGCCCGCCGCGCGGTCTGCGGTAGACTGCTTCGCGTAGGCTTGAGATTGATTCAGATACCCGTCCGGAACCGCCTGGCCTGCCGATAAGTTCAAAACCGTAGACCCAGACCACGTGCCGCCTGCGACAAATCCGATGGACGCCAGCGTGGCACACGCCGCGTCTACCGTGCTCAGTAAGACCTGCTGTCCAGGGTTGGTTTGTGGGATGACGTTTGCGGCGGCTTGCGCATTGAGTACGTTGTACTGCATGTTAGCCACCAACATGGCCGTGAAGAGCCACAAATAAGACGGCGCACCGTTGCTCATGTAGCTCGGCTGTAAGAACTCAAACGGGCCAAAGTCTGCGTACACGTTTCCATAAAACTTACTGCTCGCGCTTCCCGTGATGTTGGCGTACTGCGTCTGCGTGAGCGGTTCAGAGGCGATACCCACTAGTTGCTTGTACGCCGCACTGAAGAAGCTGCCCGCCAGCCCAGTATTGAGTCCCATCTCTACGCCCATCACGGCTACGGCGGCGTAAATATTGTTCGGATAGAGACCGTTCTGCGTAGTGGCGTAGATAGGGAACACGCGCAGAGATAGCG